TTACGCCTCGGTAGTTTTCCTGCTCTGCCACGCTTTGACTAGAAAGTCCAGCGAGGGCACGAACATTGCAAACACGATGCCTGCGCCCATTGCGTTGAGCGCGATGCTGATGAACGGTTGCCCAGCGGCGTTTCCGTAGATGCCACCAACTACGCCAATAGCAAAGGTTTCAGTAGCTATCAGGGCCAGGCTGACAACGAATGCGTAGACGGCCGCTATCCGAGTAAGGACAACAGAACCCACCCACTGCGCAGAAAACATCTGCCGCATCTCAAGCCCAAGTGCAATTCCTAAGACGGGGATCAGTTGCGCCGTCATGCTCCAGAACTCGATCAGTCGGTCCCCGGTCAATTCGATCATTCCTGGACACTACCCTGACCGAAACAGCCACGTTTGATCAACGCCGCTTCACTGATCCGAGGAAGACCCAGGCGGAGTGTGCCTGACCCTCAGAGTCGATCCACTCGATCCGAACAGCGGTCTTGTTCCACTCCACCGCCCGCGCCTGGATGCGTACCTTCCCCGCAGTGATCGGCACCCAGGCCTCTACGTCGACCGGCTCGCGCGCCTGCACCGGCTTGTCTGTCTCGGCGTTCACTACGCCAGCGGGCAAGCTCTCGAACTTCGGGCGGAGGTTCATCTCCTCGATCTTGCGGGCCATGCGAGCGTCGACCTTGTCCGCATAGCGCCTGTTCGATCCCATGCTCCGATATTAGAACATACGTTCGATTGGCGATCGCGCGTGCTGCCGGACGGTTGTGCATTCTGTCGCTACGATCCGATGTATGGCAGGCGTAACCGTCACATTTGAGGGTGTTCGATTCAGGGCATCGACCGTCGAATCTGCGATCGCGGAATTTCGAAAGGGGCTCGATAGGGCTGAGAGGACATGGCGGAAGGAATGGACCGCCGTACATGGCGCTAACGGTTATCCCGCACCCTCCTACAACGGCGGAGGCAGTGACTCAATCGGTCTAGTGACGGTAGCTGTCACGGCGAACGGTGCTGAGCGGTCGTATGACGACCTGGACCGGTTCTTGGGCGCACTTCGGTTGGAGTTCGAATCAGCCACATTGATCCTTGCGTCGAGCTCCACCTACTACAAATCCATGCCCTCTCTTACGATGTATCAGTTCCCGACGGAAGCCAGAATTTCAATCTCCATGCCGTCCGACGGGGATGCTGACCGGCTAATGGGGGTGTTTCAGGACGCGCCGGAGGCCATAGCTGTCACATCTAGAAAGCCAAAGTCCGGCCGTCCGCGCGCTGTACGCGCGTTCATAGGTCAACACAAGGCTGAGTTCATCACCGGTGGAATCCTCGCTGTGTTTGGTGCTCTGGTCTCCTCCGGCCTGGCCCTTTTCAGCGGCAAGTAGCATCAAGGCTGGAAGTCGGGGGCTACGGCCATCCAGTAGAACCGAATCGGCGCGTTCGCCAGTACTGTGCCGGTGTTGGCGTTCGTGCACTGCACGGTGAAGGTCGTGTTGGTGCGGGTCGCTACCTGGAAGTTGATGCGACCGGCCTCGGATGATGTGTTGCTCGGGGTCATGAATACGAACGGCTGCACCCCGAGGCCGTGCGTGACCGTGACGATGCCGGAACCGTTCGAGTTCGCCGACAGCCATCCGGTCTGCTTGCCATCTGCGGGGTACCAGCCTGCGGGTGTGCGTCCGTTTGAGTTGTCGGAGACGGTGTCGCCGGAGTCGTTCTCGGCCCAGTACTTGTAGAACTTGTTCAGGCTCTGGACGTGCACCAGGTTGCCCTCGGCCTGCAACGCCAGCCGGGCCGCCTTGGTGGCCGGGGGCGGGAACAGGGCGTCGATGGCTAGAGGGCTGATGGCCTTGTAGACCTTGACGCGCCGGTTAAGTTCCGTCTCAACAGCGGTGACCCGACCCTTGGCCGTGCCGATCGCGCTGGATGCGGACTGCCCCAGCTTGTTCAGGGTGTCGGACTCGGAGACGTAGGGGTCGTCCTCAGCGAAGTTCCAAACTCCGTTTGTGTCGTAGTAACCGGGCATGTCTAGCTCTCAATCATTCGGGTAGGTGTGAGGCGCATCTCTGCGCGGGCAAGGTCGAAGGTCACGGCACGGATGATGCCGTTGACCTCCGAGGAGTCGAGGGTGAGGCGTAGGCCGTCTCGGGGTGCGGTGTCGTAGTTGGCGAGGCCGACAACATTCCAGGTGTCAGCGCGTACGGGTCCTCGGCGTAGAAGGTCCTCGGCGGCTTGCTGCGCGTACCGTCCTGGTGCGGTCCGGTAGTCGAAGCGCCGGACGCGGAGCGGCGTCGCACTGGTCGCGGCGTAGTAGAACGCCGACTCCGTGGTCGTGCCGTTGTCCCACTCGTACGCCACTACAACAGCGTCGAAGTAGTCGCCTGCGGTGCTTGTCTCGCGCTCGGCCGAGAGGACGTCTGTGCCCTTGGTGAGGGTTGTCAGCTGCGCGCCTTCGTAGGCGTCGGGGGCGAGGAGGAACCAACGGCCCGAGTCGCACCACAGCTGGAGCCCGCTGGCCTTGAGGTGCGGGTCTAGGAAGTCCAGCGCTGAGACGCCCGGCTCCCACACGGCCCCGTCCGGATCGATCGGCCCATCCTCGTCGCCATACTCCGGCACAGCACCGATCCGCGCCAACACGGTTGCCACGAGTTCGCGAATGCTTCCCGCGGTGAACGTGACCGGGGCGTTGCCGGTGAGAGCGTAGGACTGTAGTAGCGCCTCATCCGAGGCGAGCGCGAGGCGGACGGTCCCTGCGACGAGATCGCGCGTCCGGGTGAGGACCATCAATTCGAGGCTCTTGCTGCTGGGCGGAAGATACGTGTTGTTGAACGGTGTTCCGGTGAACTTGGCACTCTTGGTCGCGAGGTTAGGCCCGCCCACATCTGCTGAGATCTTCGCCAGAGTCGCGCCTGTAGAGGAATAGCGGTTCGTCAGGTCCGACAGTCGGCCGGGCTCAGCGAAGGTGCGAAGGAAGGTCAGGCGGGCTCGGGCGGTTCGCAACGGATCCAAAGAGTCGTACACCTCGCGCGAGGGGTCAGCGATGGTCACGGAGGCCTGCGCGTACGGGGACCACTCCGCGTCCAGGGTCAGGGTTGCGTCCATCACATCGATCGCGGTGTCGCCCGCGAAGAGGGTGGCGGTGTGCTTGTCGATCACGCGGACACCTCCCGGTAGTCCACACGGACCACCCAGCGTGTGCCCGTCTCTGTATCCAGGCTGCGGGTGACGCTGCCGGAGGGGAGGTAGGTCATGGCGATGGTCGGCCGCGCTGGGTCGGTAAGCGTGAAGACGCCGTTGGCGTCATGGAACGCGACGGCCTGCGCAGCCGAGATCTCATCGAGAAATAGCATTTCCAGCGTGCCCGACCGTCCACCTAGAGGGCGAAGCGAGACGGCTGGAAGAGCGGTGTCCCAAAGGTCGTGAAAGACGTGCTGGGAGGCCCTGGTGGCCTCGTAACCGAGGATCAGGCGGGGCGTGATGGCGGCGCTGCCACGTGAGATTGTCGCTACCATCACCACACCTGATTCCCGATGCGCGTGACCTGTCCTTCGAGGTTCACGGAGATGGTCCGGCCCTGCTGGCGGGTGATGGCCCGCTCAAGCTCGGAGTCATCGACGGACAGCCGAACAGTCGTGTTGGACGGCAGGGCGGCAAGTTTCGACTTGACCACATCGACTGAGGACGCTGCCCCTTCGTTCGCGGCAGCAAAGTCGCCCATGGCCTGCGCGTAGATGCGAGCCTTCTCGGTGGCGGTGTCCTTCTCGGAGTTGGTCCGGTCGAAGGCCTTGGCCTGCGTCTCAAGGGTGGAGATGTTGTATTCGATCGATGCGGACTCTTCGCCGTTCTTGGCGATGTAGGCGGCCTGCTCAGCCTGAGCCTCTTTGAGCGCGGAGGTTCGCGCGGACTCCACCTCCGTCTGCGCGGCGGTGTCACCGGCTAGCCCGCGAAGAACCGTTGATAGCTCTGCGCCGGTCATGGTCGCGATCTCCTGAGCCTGCGCGTAGGACGCAACCGCACCCTCCGCGTCAGTCTGAATAGCTTTGATGGCCTCAGAGACGTAGCTGTCCGTGACGAACTTCTGACCGGACTCGATCATGTCGTCGTACATCGCGGAGACGCGCTCCTTGGACTCCTCGGTCCCGGTGTTGATGGCCTCCGTCAGAATTCCAAAACCAGCCGCTCCTGCGATTCCCGCTGCCAGACCGATCGGCCCGAATCCTCCGAGCGCATTGGCCAGGACCTCCTGCACGAGATCTCCAGCGTCCCCAACCTCCCGGAAGCTGGCGGCAGTCTCGCGAGCGCTCTGCGCAGCCTCGGACTTGAGGTCTGTGAAACCTGACTCCGCCTTGTCGGTGCCGCGCTTGACGTTGCGCCCGAGGTCATCCCCGGCGTCCCGCGTCTCTCGCTTAGCAGTGTCGGCAAGCTCCTTGAACGACCGTTCCAGCTTCTCGGTGGCGCGGCGTCCCTCATCGGAGCCGTCCTCGATCCGACCGGCTGCGGTCTTGTAGTTGCGACCCAGGTCCTCGGCTGCACGGCCCGCATCCTTGGTGCTGTCGGCGATGTCGTCGCCAGACTTGTCAGCGGCACGCGTGAGGTCATCGAGTGCGTCGGCAACGTCTTCGAAAGCGTCCGCTGTGTCCTTGGCACCGGCGATGACAGAGCGGGTGTTGGCAGCGATGTCGATACTGAAGCCAGCCATGGCGCTACTTCCCTTCTGCTCCATCGCGGAGCGTCTTGATTGCTGTCTGGAACCAGAGACTGGCTAGCCTCGGGAGGAGATCATCGACGGTCGGCCCGATGACGTAGCCGTTGCGGCGTCGGGGACGAAGCTGTGCCGAGGTGTGGCGGGTGACCTGATACCGGTTTCCCTTCCGAGAGGTCGCGGTGTAGGTCGTGGTCTTCCCGGCATCTGCGCCGAACTCGGCTGCGTACCAGGACTCTGAGGGCTTGAGGCCTCCGGAGAGTGACTTGCTGAGCGATGCGGACTTGAGTCGGACATTCTGATTGCTGACCGAGACTCGAGCCGTGTCTACTAGCACCCGGTGCTCTAGCCGCGTCTCCGCCCGCTGAGCCAGACCCTTCTGCCACTCCGGCTCAAGCTCAGACCGGGTGTACTTCCGGATGTTGCCTTGCATCTCCTTGGAGGCCCGGTTGAGTCCAAGAATCAGCGCTTGCAGCTCGCGTGAGCTGCGGGCGTCGATGCGGAACATTCCGGCCTCCACGTAGACAGATCAGATGACGGTGTAGTTGGTGGTCACCGTCGAAATACCAGTTGCGTTGGTGACGGTGACAGCCTTGACGCCGATGGACGCTGCTGGCGCAACTGCATAGATGACCGAGTCGCTATCGACCATGAAGGAGGTCGCAGGTGTCGAAGCGAACTTGACCGAGGTAGCGCCGGTGAACTTTGTGCCTGTGATCTTCACCTGGATACCTCCAGCGGCCCCGCCGCCGGTGGGGGTGATTCCCGTGACGGTAGGGATGACAGGGGTGCCCGGCACAATGACGGGCTTGCCGGTCAGGCCAAGGGTGACCGTGGCCTCTGCGGTCGCGTTGCCCGCTCCGCCGATGGCACCGGGGGTGAGGGCCAGGTTGACGGAGAAGCTAGGACCCGAACCCGAGCGGGGGCGGAAGACACCGGCAACCGTCGCGCCTTCGTTCGCGAAGAGGTACTGCGAGAGCGAACCAGCGGTGTCCCAATCCTGAACGTAGGAAATGGAAACCTGCCACGTCGCTACTGAGGTATCGGTGAATGAGTTGCCTCCGATCCCGGCCCAAGTTACGGCGTTAGCGGAGGGAGTGAAGGTGACGTTGGAGACAGCCTTCTCGAACTGGTCGGCCCCGATCTGGAGCACGGCGTCCTTGATGACGAGAGGTGCAAGGTTGATGACGGACACGGGGTCAGTCCTTTCGTGAGGTGACGGTGAGGGTGATGTCGAAGGCCAGCGAGTCCTCATACCGGACCTTGTTGGCCCCGGACCAGAGGAATGCGGGGAGGTCATCGAACGCGGCGAGAAGGCCCAGGACGGCGTCCTCAAGGGACTCCTCGGCCTTGTCGAAGTTCGATGTCGGAACGGCGATGGTGACGCGGAAGGTCAGGAGGTTGGACCCGGCCTGGATGTTCGGGGCGGGCTCGATGTTCTGTAGCGTCACGATGACCGTGGGGGCACTGAGGGTGTCGATGTTGCGCTCCGAGGTGACGTAGCGGAACTTCTCCGGAAGCATCGGCTTGAGTAGGCCAACCAGGTTCTCAGCGAGGGTGCTCATCCGATCACCGGCCTTCCCCGCTTCGGGCGGAGGAGTGCCTGGACCTGCCAGGTGAGCGGGAACGGTGTGAAGGTGAAGTCGCCGGCCCCTAGGTCACCCGCCGGCGACACACGGCCTGCGTTGTATAGGTTCCGGACCTGCATCAGCTGAGCCAGCCTGAAAGCGTCAGGGAGACCGGGCTGGTACAAGTACCCGTTTGTCTCGTAGGGCTCCAGCGCGGAGGCCGGAGCATAGGCGCTCAGCTGCTCGATCGCGGCGGCGTTCAGCATGGCCAGGAGGTCATCTGCGGGTGCGTCGGGCCAGAGGTCTGCGACCTCCTCATCCGACAACCAGTAGCGGTTGTTCGGGTCCTCGAATAGCTCAAGAGTCATGCGTTCACCTCCTCGGGGTGAGAAGGCGGCGGGGCAAACCTCTACTGAAACCCCGCCGCCTAAATAGTTAGACCGTGGCGGCAGTGACCAGCTGGAGTGCAGCCGAGTCGTTGACATTGACTGCCAAGTACGCGAAAGCGGCCTTATCGGTTCCGCCTCGGGCCAGATCCAAAGCGTCCAGGCGAATCGGAGCGCCGGGAAGCTCGAAGACCGTGACGGCCTCGCGAGCGCCAACCAGGACCTTGCCAGTGGCGACCGAAGCGGAGGGGCGGATGGTGAAGCCTGCGAGGTCACCCTCGGTGACACCCAGCGCAGCGGATGCGTAGCCCAGGATGTTGTTGTTCGGCTGCTTGAGAAGCTGCTTGTACAGGTTGGGGGCAACCAGCGCGAAGTCCGGCAGTGTGCCCGTTGCCGAGAGAGCAACGATTCCGTCGATGATCGCAGACGCTGCGGAACCGATGTTGCCGTTGGCACCACCGGGCAGGGTGGTGAGGGCGTCACCAGCTAGAACGGTCGCACCAGCGATAGCTGCGGCTGCAACCTTGGCGTCGGACCACTTGGCGTAGTCCTCGGAGACGGCAGCGGCGTACGACTCGAAGAATCCATCGACGGGGAAGTGAGCGAACTCGATTGCGATGTCGTGACCGATTGCGTAGCGAACGGCGCTACCGCTGACGGGGCTGACGGTCAGGGTGTTCGAGGGAACGTTGCTCTTGTTTCCTGCCCAGTCTCCACCACTCGGACGAACCCCCCACTTGAAGCCAGAGAAGGTCAGGCCGGTGAGGTCCTTGTGAGCGAACAGCGGCAGGATCTGCTGACGGTACTGTGTAGCGCTCCAGACCTCCCCGAGCCACTGAGGGGCGGAGGTCATGGCGGGGGCGATGCCGCCTGTCGAGTCGTACCTGATGTCCGAAAGGGCGGCGAACAGCGTTGCGCCGTTCTGCCCCTCGATGCGTGCAGCGAAGTCCGAGTCCGACAGAAGGCCGGAGGCGCGCTGTGCGTAGAGGGTGTTCATCTCGGCGAGGCCTAGGCCGCGCTCCTTGACTTCTACCGGAGCACCGGCGTTGAGAGTGTTTGGCAGGGCCACGGCGGGCTCCTCCGTTTCTTGGTTGGGGGTGAAGGTGGTGTTGCTGTCACCGGCTGTGACGGTGACCGTTTCGGGAACCTCGGTGGCCTGGATAGCGATGTCGCCATCCACGGGCGCGAGAGGTGCAGAGGCGTCGGCCTCGGACTCGAAGGGGAACTCCCCAGCGTCTGCGGCCAGGAGGGTTGCGCTCGGGAACGCGCCCTTGGCTACGACTGCGGCTCCGAAGATGCGGCCTGCGAGGGCCTGACCGGCGCGGAGAACAATCCCCTTGGCCTCGACAGAGAGCTTGGAGCGGGTGCCCGAGGCGAAGGCCTCTAGGGCTGCATCCGCCTCCTCGGTGTCCGCGAACTTGAATGTGGCGTGGATGCCGTCCTCGCGCTCTGCGAGGAGGACCGCGCGGCCAACGGGTGACTCTCGGTCGTGGTCTGTGTTGAGCGTCACAACGGACGGGTCGCGCGGGAGGGTGAAGGCCCCAGCCTTGACAGTGAAGCGGCCAAGGTTGGTGTTGCCCTCTTCTCCAAACGGGACCAGGAGGCCCGAGACGGTGCGCTCATCGCGGTTGGCGTAGAGCGTTCCGCTCTCGATCTGGATGTCAGTCATAAGGGGTTAGTCCTCCAAGACGGGACCGGTAGAAGTGGGCGTGAGGGCGTAAGCCTCGGAAAGGTCGAATGCCACGCGCTGTCCTCGGGGCACCACGTCATCCATCGAGAGACGGGCCGAGATGGCGTCCAGGTACATGGGCAAGGTCTCGTCGTAGAAGCGGTTCCGGTTGCCTTCAGCTGTGCTGTAGGTCAGCGAGGCGGTCGAGAGGGAGCCGTCTAGTAGCGAAGTCGGGACGTTGAGGAAGGATCCGATGTCCGTCCGGATTGCGTTGCGACCTTCGATGAACAGGTCGGTCGGGACCTCTCCGAAGGTCTCCATGGTCATACCGGCGGGCGTGTAGCCCACAGCACCCTCGGGACTGCGGCGGAGGGTGCGCCACTGTGTGAGAAGCGCCTCCGTCTCCTCGGGGTCCAGGTTGTACTCCGAATCCAGGGACAGCACCGTGACGGGAACAGGGTTTCGTACCCGAGCGGCCCACGAGTTTTCGAGGTCCCGCGCCGCTCGCAGCGTGCGCGTGGCTACGTTGAGAAGGCCATCCCAGTGCGAGTTGATGAGGATGTATGTGGACTCGGGGACGGGCTGCTCATCGATAAGCACGACACCCTCAGTGATCGTCCAACGGGACATGGGGAGCCAGTTGGCGCGTGTGATCTGTCCGGCCGCGCCGCGGTCGACCTGCCAGAGCGAGATGCCGTAGAAGATCAGGTCGTCGATGGTGAAGGCCAGGCGCTCGAACGGGGTGACCTCGGAATCGGTCCGGTAGAGGAAGGTCGGCTGCGTGGCTACCGGCCCGTTGGCATCGAGGGCGCGAAGCGGGAACTTGGAGCCGGTTGTGACGATCAGGTTGCGCGCCTTGGCAACCGCGGGGATGCTCATGGCCTCGGTGCGGGTAAAGGGTAGGCGCTCGGCGACATCGGATCCGAAGACCTCGGAAAGCAGTACCTGATTGAGCGTTGCGGAGCCATTGGTGAACGGGGACGCGATTGCTGAGGGACCGTTGCTGAGGTCCCGTGCGCGTCTGAACATTCCCATCTACTAAGCGTGACGTTTCCTCAGAATTGCGATCCGGGCCGTAACGCAGGAATGGCCCCGCTTCCCCTGCAACGGCGGGGAAGTCGGGGCCTAGGAAGTGCTCGGGGATCAGGCGGCGGTCATACTCGGAAGGCGCTGCCGTCTGGGCTGTGCGTCGTAGGCGTGCAACCCGAGGGCCGCGCACTCGACTGCCAGGATGTCGTCTGTGTCGAGTGCGCGGCCGATGAGGGTGGACCCTCGGTGCGAGCGCTTGACGGCTACCTTGACTGCGATGTTGAGCGGATCCTGGTTCCAGTGGCGGACGTTGCCCGTCTCGATCTCTGAGATGAGGAGACTGGTGGCGGTCTGTACGTCGCGGAAGCTCCGGGGGTTCAGACGCGGCCGGGGCTTGAGGCGGCTCATGCGCTCGGTGACCACCAGCACTTCCGAGCCGGTGCGGTTGTCGTAGACCACCGGGATGCTCCGCTTGAGCGCTGCGGCGCTAGCGAAGTCGGTCAGCCAGTCCAGCCCCGGCGCATGCTTGAGGACCAGGAAGCACGCCTTGCCCTTCTCGTCCCGCCAGGCGGCGAGGGCGACCGAGGCGAGCCGGTCAGGGTGCACGGAGATGGTGAGCGTGGCGTTGGCCGGGGGCTTGGGGAACGCTACGGGCGAGGCGTGCAGCATCCAGGCTTCATAGTCGAACAAGGCGTTGGCCTGACCGGCCATGCCTGGGATAGACAAGTATTCTTTCAAGTACGACTGAGGCTTCTCGCGGTACTGCCTCCAGCGCTCCTCCATCACATCGATGGTGGTCAGCGTCCCGACGCCTGGATGAGCCTTGAGGGTGATCTCCCGCATAGTCGGCCAGTCTGCGTAGTCCTCGATCGTCACCGGCTCGGGGGCGCTGTACTCGACAATCCCAACCCGAGGCGCACTGGCCTTGAACTCCTCCAGGGTGTCATAGAGGAGGTTGCCAGCGCGGTAGCTCGGAGCGGTACCGGCGATGATGAATTGGCCGTCCGGGCGCGTGTCCTGCGTGGCTCGCGCACCGGCCAGAAGGTCCTCCCCAAGCTCGGGACTGGCCTCTCCACTCTCGTCAATCACGACGGCATCTAGCGCGTCCGAACGGAATGATTCACCCGAAGGTGTCAGCACAGAGAACCGGCTGCCCGAGGGCCACTCGATAGCCTCCGAACCCGCCGCCTTCCGGATGGCAAAGGGCCTAGTCTCAGCGTTCGGCCAAATTCGTTCGAGCGGGCCAACGATGTCCGCGCGAAACCGGGCTCTGGCCTTTGCACCGGTCGTGGCCAGCGTGAAGCCCACCAGGTACTCCTCCCGGAGGGCGCACCGGCCCAGCATCACGCACACGATGGAGGTGGTCTTCGAGCTACGACGCGGAACCAGGATGCCGACCGTCGAGTTGACCGGGCGACCGTCCTCAAGCTCGGCTCCAAGGGCGTCCGCAATGACCAGCTGCTGCGGGTGCAGGGGCTTCCTTATGGTGTTAAGTCCGAGCATCCGGGCACCCTCAAGGAACTCCTCCCGACTCCGCCGAGATCCGTTCAAGTCGGAGACGAATCGTGGAGAAATTCCGGAGTCTCGGATGGCCTCCCAGTTGTCGAGAGTGACGATGGCTCCCGGGGAAAAAGAAGATTCTCTTGCCGGAACGGGGGTTTCGCGACCGATCTCAAAAAGCGTTTCATCTGCGTTCGCGATCACCATTCCGGCTCTCCTCTCTTGTCTCGTCGCGTTGTTCCGTTGGTCTTGTCCGATCCCAAGCGGCCCCCATCTGATCGATTGCATCTCACGTGCGAGGGCCACAGGTTCTGCGCTGTGCTCGGGCCGCCCGCACTCAACGGGATGAGGTGGTCGATGTCGTAGCGGGTGCCGGGCATGACAGCGCTCCCGCACTTGGAGCACGGCACCGGCAACATCGCGTCGAACACGATGACCCAGCGACTGCGGTCTGCGCTGGTCCAGTGCTTGCGGTGGTGTCTACTCACTGGCAGGCTCGCCCTGCTCGGCTAGGTCCTCGCACGCCTGTGCGGCCCGCAGGAGGCCCAGCGCTACGGCTGCCAGCACGCGGCCCTCTCGGGTCTTGTAGTCGTCTAGGGCGCTCATCGAAGTCCCTTCTTCTTCCGGTAGGTGCGGTTCGCGTCTCGGCACGGTTCGCACCGGCACCCGCGTTGCGCGTAGGTGTAGTTCTTGCCATGCACCAGGGGTGCGGTGGTGGTCTTGAGCCAGCGCTTCTTGTAGCACGCGTAGCAAGCGCCGTGGCTGTACACGGTGGCCCGCATGCATTCGCACAGCTGGAGGTTCAGGTGGTAGCTCATGCCGTCCCCCGATCGCGCTCCAGGTGGTGAGGCTTGCAGAGCGGGTCGTAGGCGTTGATGTCGGGGGACCATGACAGGAAGTGGCGGGACTCGGTGCCCTTCCGTGTGCGCTGGATGCGCTCCTCGGTCTGCTCGTACTCGGAGCCGCCTCGGTAGCTCCACTCCTCGGCTGGAGTGCCGTTGTCGCAGAGGAGGCAGGGGTGCTCGGCTGCCTTGCCGCGCCAACGCGCGACCTTGACATGAGCGTGTGTGTAGGTGCAGGGGCCGAGGGTTGAGCCGCCGGAGGGGCGCGGGTTGGCTCGATGCTCCCGGTACCAGCGCCGCTGATAGCAGGTGCTGCACTCTCCTGTGACGGGGTGCTTGATCGGCTTCCCGCACTCGCAATTCGTGGTTGACATATTCTCAGGATGACAACCTGGCGGAGGGATGATTCGGGAGTACTACACGATGATGGGCTGCGGATCGGCTGACATTTGCGGTTCTCGCAACAGTTGAAACTGCTCGAACGTTCGAAATCACTTCGGTGTGATCGGAACTCAAATCAGTTCTTGATGGACATCCACAGCAATGGACACATGGACACCCTACGGGTGTGTCATGCGTGTCCACTTTTGCTTGTCCACTGTCTACATCCCTTTGTTTACGCGGAAGTCGACCCTGAAAAAGTGGACAAATGGACAGAGTGGACATGTCCACTTTCCCTAAGTGTCCATCTTTTCTGACTCCACCAAGCGGGCCTTCTCGCCCGAATCACCCTCTGAGAATTCCTCTCTAATTGAAATACCGCGGCAGACGCTCGCGGTTCCCTAGAAGAGGAGCACCCCCTTGTTCATCGTGAACACTTTCACCGAAACCCTCCGGCCGCTGGTCGCCATCTATGAGGTTGGAGGCAAGCACCAGGCGCACGCCATCATCGGACTGGCAGCGTATCGAGACATGGCACCCGAGGCCCGGGGCACCGTCAACCCTCTGGTCCCGATCCTTCAGGATGACCTCACCACCCTCCAGACGCACGCCTACAAGGCCTACGCGGACATCCCCCTCCCGGAGTACGTCGTCCAGGACGCGGACCTGTATGGGCAGCTGGAGTTTGGTTGGGCCTGGGTTGTCGAGGACGCGACCGGCGCTTGGGTGGTGTCCGCATGAGCCCCGAAGACTACACAGAGGCCCTTGTTCTCATCGCAGCGGCGCGGGCCACCTTGACCCAGGCGCTTCCGGCTCAGGCGGGTGAGGCCGATGTCTGAGCACCTAGACGGAGGTACCCCAGAAGACACAGAAGACTATGGCGACATCACGAGGGAGGCTCGGGCCGCGTTGGAATGGGCGGCGGCAAGGCGCGGCGGGCTTCCGGCCTGGGATACACCCGAGGCGCATGCCCGAGTGGCTGAGAAGCTGGACGCCATCCAGGCCAACACCCCCGAACAGAATGACGCTCTACTTCGAGAGGAGCTAGTAACCGGAGCCGACGCCGCGGAATTTGAAACGGCGGTCAGGGCGGAGACATTCAAGCTGAAGGTCCGCGAGGAGGCTCAGCGCCGCCACTCCGGCATCGCCAAGGCGGAACTGACCCTTGTGTCTGAGGCCGACATCCTGGCCCGGCCTGCACCGGACTGGTGGATTGATGGTCTTCTTCAGAAGGGCACGGTGGCTGTTTTCGCTGGCGAGGCGGGAATCGGTAAGAGCTTCATGTCACTTCATATGGCCCGGTGCATCGCGACCGGCCAGCGGTTCTTCTACCGCGACACCAGCAAGGGGACGGTGCTCTACGTCGTAGCTGAGGGCGCGAGCGCGTTCGGCAAGCGAGCGCGAGCTTGGGACTCTGCCAACTACACCACGCCGCCGGAGGGCTCCATGAACTACCTGGAGTCCGGGGTCAACCTGTCAGACCCTGAGTCGGTGCAACGCCTCGGAGCCCTCCTGGACGACCTCCAGCCCGACATCGTCATTCTGGACACCCTGTCGCAGCTGGGGGGAGTCGAGAACGAGAACGATGCGGGCCAACTCTCCAAGGTCTTCCGCACCGCGAAGGAGCTACGAGACCACAAGGAGGGTTCCACCGTCATCCTGGTTCACCACGTGAACAAGTCCAGCGGAGGCGTCCGGGGATCATCGGTCATCCGCGCCAACGCTGACACTGTAATTGTGGCCAAGTCATCCAAGGGCGGCTTTTGTCTCTCGACCGAGGTATCCGACGATGGCAAGCAGAAGGACGGTGCGCCCCTCAAGCTAGAGGGCTTCTACCTTGATGACCACGCAGGGTCGGCGGTTGTTCGGCAGGCCAACACCGTCGAATCAGACACTGATTGGAACATCGTGCGAGATCTTCTCGCGGATGCCTCGGCCAAGTCGAAGGCTGACCTTCGCATCGCCTGCGGCATCCCGAAGGCCACGGCGACTGACTCCGCCTACAAGGCTTGGAGTCGGAAGTGGAAGCGCTGGACGGCGGCGGACGGCCCGCTGATCGTGTCGGCGGACGGGAAGACAGTAACCCTGGCCGGGATCACTACGCCGACAGCCGAGGCCGCTTGATATGAATGGAAGGCCCTCCTGTTGCGCCGGGAGGGCCTTCCGTTATGTTCGACACATGGCTAATGAGACTGCTGAACTCCGCTACCACGATGAGGACCCGGGGTGGCGGCTGACCGTGACCGGCCACCCGGCTAATCCGCTAGGGGGTTTCGCAGGCGAACCCCTCGACCCGGCCCCGCACTACGGTGTCGCCGAAGGGATTCTGGAGATGGCCGGTTACACGATTACCGAGACCTGGGAGCCCGCCCAGGGCTACGCGTTCGCTCGGGTCACTCGGCCGGGTCCGACGATCATGAGTGGCGGGCGGTAGCCGCAATCTCGAACCGGTGTGCACCCTTGCCGTGATGCACCGTGACGGTGAACATCGACTGCACCAGCGCGCGTTGCTTGTCGATCGGCAGCGCTCGCAGTGCCCGGTCAATCGAGGGGGCGAGGTCCTGAACTTGGACCCCGCTGAGCATGGCATCCCGGATCCCGGCGAGGACTCCAGATCGCGCATCGGCCTCTGCGATGGCGTCGCGCTCCACGATCAGAGCCGCCTCCTCTGTTTGTAGCTGCTCCGCCTGTCGGCTGGTCGCGAGAATGTCGAATCCGGGCATGGCAGCGAGTGCTAATAGATTCGCGCGGGCCTCGCGGATCTCAGCGAGCCGCACCTCGATCCGGTCGCGGGCAGGGCCGTTCGGGTCCTTCGGGAGTCGGGGCTTGACGTAGACGGCGACAGCACCTGAGGGGTGCTCCACCTCTTGGAGGTCCGGCTTGATGTACTCCTCATGGAAGACCCGCACCACTTCGGACAGGACGGCGGTGTCCAGGTCATCGCGGCGAGCGGTGGTGTGCCGCCGACCATCGTTCTCGCGTTGATCGGTCTTGCTTGAGCACCGGTACTGCGCCGTCTTGATGCCGTTCTTCGAGGCGGAGGCTGATCGCATCACCTCTCCGCAGATCCCGCATCGGGCGACCCCGGCAAGTAGGAAGGTGGTGTTGGCCCCGTGGCTCTTGCGGCGGGCAGGATTGGCCAGGATCTTGTTCACGGACTGCCAGCTGGGGAGGTCGACGATAGCCTCCCAGTCGCCCTCTTGACCGTCCTGGATAACACCATAGGACTCCACCAAGCGAGCGTTCCGCGGACGCTGAAGGATGTCCCGGATCGCTCCGCCGTTGAATGGCTTGCCGGTTCGTGTTGTGTGCCCGGCGTCGTTGAACCGGCGGGCGATTGAATAGAGGGTCTTGCCTTCGAGAACGTCGGCGTAGGCCTGCGTGACCAGCGGGCCCTCCTCGGGATGCGCGGTGTGACGGTCCGAGTACCCGAACGGGACGCGTCCCCAGAGGGGTGAGCCTGCGGCCCTTGCGGTGGTGATGCGAGCGCGGATCTTTTGCGACTTCGATGCGCTCTCCATGTCGGCAAGCACCTGGAGCATCCCGGCCATGGCTACGGAGGACGGATCCTGGCTGTCCACCTTTCCATTCGCGATGGTGTGCACAAGCGCCCCCGACCGCTGGCAGGCAACCTTGAGGGCTAGCCAGTCGGTGTCGTTGCGGGACAGGCGGTCCTGCGCCACTGCTACGACAACGTCAATCTCTTCGGCCGTGACTGCCGATAGAAGGTCGAGAAAGCCGGGACGTTCCTTCCCGGACCATGCGGAGATACCATCGTCCGTGAAGATGCGGGTGACGGTGTAACCCTCGCGGTCTGCGAACTGCTGGCAGCGGTCAAGCTGAGACTCGACCTTGTCGAAGGACTCGTCCTTCTGGGAGATGCGGGCGTAGATGGCGGCTCGTGTCATGAGTGTCACAGTACGGATACTCTAACCCGTCACTGCACACCATTCTGCGGATCGCCGGGGCGCTGAACCTCAACCCCGCCGTGCTGATCGACGGGATGACGCCCGACATGCTGCCCGAGCGGCCGCACAAGGTCACGGTCGCCGACCTCATCCGCGCCCGCGAGACCGGCGGAACTCCCTAGCCGGAGGCGCAGTACCCCGCCGGCGGGCGAGCCCGCTCAGAAGCTCACCCGCCAGAGGTACTCGTCGCCGTTCGGCCGGAACCAGCGCACGACCAGCACCGCCGTGAGCGGCAGCGTGGCACCGCGGATGCCCAGCCGCACCTCCTGGCCCGGAGCGAGCAGGAGCGGAGCGGTGGCCCGCATGAGACCGGCCCCGAGCAGGCTGAACGAGAGCCCCCGGAGCGGCTCGTCGCCGACGTTGCGGAGGAGGTAGCGGTTGGGGGCGCCGCGGCGGTCGAGGCGGAGCGGGACCTGGTAGGCGAGACGGCCGGTTCCGGGGCGAGTGATGGGTGTGGGGCGGGTGATGGGTGTGGTGGTCATGGGTCCACCACACCGGGTGCCACTGACGGTGGGGGCGGTCGGGGGCCGTGGGGGCGTGCTTGTGGAGAGAACGTGGAAGTGCACAGGCAGTTGCAGGAGGAGTCGACCCTCAGGCCGTGTCGGCCGCGTACCGCCCCAGCGCCTCGTCGATCGGCCCGTCGAACACCAGCCGCCCCTTGTCGAGGTACAGCCCACGGGTGCAGAAGCGCCGCAGGTCCCGCTCGTTGTGCGACACGAAGAACAGCGTGCGGCCCCCGGCGAGCAGCTCCTCGATGCGCCGGTAGCACTTCTCCCGGAAGCCCTTGTCGCCCACCGCCAGCACCTCGTCGACCAGGATGATCGGCTCCTCGAGCTGCGCGATGACCGAGAAGGCGATGCGCACGCGCATCCCGCTCGACAGATGCTTGTACGGGGTGTCGAGGAAGTCGCCGATCTCGGCGAACTCGATGATCGAGTCGAAGCGGGCGTCGACCTCCTTGCGCGTCATGCCGTGCAGGCCCGCGGTGAGGTAGACGTTGTCGCGCACCGAGAGGTCGTCGACGAAGCCGCCGGTGATCTCGATCAGCGGCGCCACGCCCTCGAACACGCCGACGCGGCCCTCGTCGGGCAGCACGACCTCGGCGACGAGCTTCAGCAGCGTCGACTTGCCCTGCCCGTTCCGGCCGATGACGCCAATCGCCTCGCCCTGCTTCACCGTGAAGCTCACGTCGCGGAGCGCCCAGAACTCGTCGGGCCGCGAGCGGCGGCTGCGGCCGGCGAACAGGTCCTTGAAGCTGCGGCGGGCACGGCGGTTCCGTTTGAAGCGGATGCCCACCTTCTCGACCGCGATCACGTCGTGGTCCGTGCCGACCGCCCGATCCATACCCCCGGCCAT